CTTGTACGCATCGTCAAATTGACTAGGTTTGTACGATCCAGTCTTTGAACCACGAACCAAGATAGGCTCTTTGAATTCAACCCAACCATTTTTAGCTAAGTAGATATAAAATGGATAATTGGCATCCTCACCAAAAGCAAAATCCTCTTGAACTGTGAAAGTCTTTTGAAACTCCTGCCACTCGTTGAGAGGTGGTCTATTTTTTCCAATGTCAGACGATAAAAGGATTTTATTTAACCCGTGATTCTTGACATTAAAAGCAAAAGAACTGTCTGGATATTCTCTAATACGATACTTAAATCCGAGCGTATAAGTTTCACTTTGATAGATTTTTTTAACGTAAATAGGTAGTGAAAACCCAGACCAGTTATAACCAGTAAGGCCTTGCGCTTTAATCGTAAAAATACCATCGTTGACAGAAATATCAGCTTTTGGATTGTTGTTTCCAATAAGTGTATGCTTATCCATCGTCATGGAATTGACAATCAAGTTGTTATCGTCTGATACATACTTGCCAACTTCCGTCTGGAATACTTGGTTAGTCAGAACCATACGAGAAATGTTTCTCGACACGTCGTTTTCAACACCGCCAAAAATACGCTCATATAATTGAGCTGTTTCTTTCACGGTTTGGAAGTCTGTTTGATTGACTTTACCAGCTATCTGACTAGATAGGCTTGTGAACCGGCCATCCACTCCTTGTTTATAATCAGCTAGTTTGGTTTCATTTTCTCTTTTGAGTGTTTCAAAACGTCGGTTAATGCCTTCAACATTTTCTGTAAAGGTGCTTTTAGCGACGTAGTCTCTTGATATTGTTTCACGAATAGCGCTTGTTTGCTTGGCCGTTTCTTCTTGAGCGTATCTTTTCAACGCTTCTTGTCGCTGACCATCTTGCCCAACATAGCTCTCAACTGCTGACATTTTAGTAGATAATCCATCGGCTGTTATCTTGAATTCTGTTTTAGCTAGAGTGATTTCACTTTTAGCTCCAGAAATCAAATTGTTCGTATCAGTTTTAAGCTTGGCAAATGTTTCAGTCAGACCAGCCACATCTTGTCTGACCTCTGATTTCATCGCAAAACCATTCATCTGTCCAGTCATGCGACTAAGAGTCTCAGCGGTCGTTCTTCGATATTCTGAAGATTGATTGACCTCGCTTGTAACTGTTCGCTTCAGAGCGTCCAAATCACCTGACAGAGCCGTTTGAGCGCTCGTAGCTTGTTTCTTGAATTCTTCAAGCTTGGCAATAGAATCTAGACCAATCTGCTTTGTTTCCTGAGCAAGAAGACTGCTTGCGCCAGCTTTTTTCAAGGCTTCTTCTGCTTTAGCTTTTGCTTCATCAAATCCTGATGGACTGAAATCCTGGAATCGTCTGTTGATTTCGTCTGAAAGTTTTTGTTTGTCTTCTTCGGATTTCGCTCTAGTAGCATTCAACCCATCCTCGAACTCGTTTTTTAGTTCTTCAGTTTTGCGATTAAAAGCAAGATCAGCATTCTTAATTTCTCTTGCCAACTGTCGTTCAAAATTACTTTGAAATTGCTGAGTTTCACCCTTCACAGCATCACTAACTACATTACCGATTGCACTTGCTAGTCCAGATTTAAATTCACCAAAACCAATAGACTTCAATTTTTTAGCCATTGGGGAGTAGGTGTATTTAGTGATTTTCTTCCTTACATCCAAATCGAATGTTTCGTGGTAGATACCTACCACATCGAACATCTGGACAGGAACATCACTCTGACCTACAACATCAATCTCAATGCTATCTTCCATGAGGTCGCATAGACTAGTTAAGAAATACTGCCTGCCATACTCTCTAAGACTTGCTTCATCCTTGACATCTTGGTCGTTGACTTCTACAACATCCTCATAAATCTGATTGTATTTCTCAATAAACCGGCTATCGACAACTACTTTATAATGCTTATCATCAGCATTCTCTCCCTTGCCTTTAACAGTCGTCGTAAACGTAATACGTGTTTTTAAAGACTTAGTAGATGTCTTGTGCTGATAACTGGATAGGTTTTTCTTATACATAAAAAGCGATTCATTTTCTGAACCGCCATTTTTTAATAACCGTACCTGATAACCATGTCTGACTAAATCACCACCCCATTGACCAAGAATAGAGTGTTTATCCTTGGTCAAGGCTTCCATAGCGTTCGTTGTATCAGTATTGAAGGTATGTCTATTATCAATATCTGAAAAGAACGAGAATGGATTATCACGAGTGATACTTCCAGCGAATTGACTTAAAGCAGTTGAACCAGTCGCTCTATCAAGATTGATTGGATTGACAATATAGTGATTTAACAAAGTCATGACTTGATTGGCATAAACTTGAATATAGCCATGTTGCTTTTCAACTTCAAAAATAACAAAATCTTGCTCACCGTGTAGATCATCGGCAGTCAAGAATGTTTCTTCCCTCAATCGTTGCCACAAAATGTTGTTAGTAGGGAATTTAAATGTTAATTGATAGGTACTATTCGCTTCTTGTGTGATATTATCATCGTATGCTGCATTAAGAGGGATATTCCCTTCTGTTAAATAAATCATACTAGATACCTCCAATTAGGACGAATAGTCACCTTACGTACATTTCCTGTAAATGTCACACCGTTACGACCAACAGGGATTTCAAAGAACCCACCACGCTTTCTAAGAGTGTTCTGCACTTCCCCACTGGCATTAAAGATGTTTTGTTTTCCTTGCCTACAGTCAATCGTAGCTTTACCGATAATTGATAAATACATAGTTTTTGTGCCAATAGTCAGTGATACATCTCCATTGCCTTCAATCTCGATGATAGGTTCTGAATAGACCGTACCGATATTCTCAATCGTTCCAGCGCTTGTTAATACGACTGGTTCGACATTCTTCGGATATCTGAATGGTTGCATCAGTAATTTAACATCTAATGTGTAAGCGTGTGGTCCATTCCTATGGTAGCTTGCTGAAACATATTCAGCGTAAAATATAGAGTCTGGTTGATATCCAAACTCGATTTCATTCTTTCCATCGTGAAATTTTTCAATAATGGTTGAAACGTCAATAAGTTTTGGTAGATAGAAAGAAACCGTGCGTTCATAACTTTTATAAGAACCATCTAACACACGATAACTTCCATTCATTCCATAAATGTCTACAACTTCAGATGTTTTTGGTTCTGCACACTCACTTACCCCAAAATCAGTAACCACACTGTGAGTGATAGTAGATGTATTGAAACCATTAATTATAAGGTAAAACATTAAATTCCCTCCCTTGCATAAATTGATCCATGATTTTTATAAGTAGATAGTGAGATTTTATCGCCATCTAAGTAGGTGTCTGAAGGCTTTTCAAGTATAGCAGTAAGGATTTTTTCTAAACTTGACCTTAGAATCGCTATCTCAGACACTACTTCTGCCATATCTTGACCATTGTTTACGTTCTTATCACGTACTACGATATTTTGTTGAGCTTGTTCCATTTCACGTAGAAATTTTGCATCACTTGGAATACCAATACCATTCGCATACTTAGGAATTCCCATGCTACTCATTAAGCGTTTTGTCTTATCTGCTCGTAAGACTTTTGAACCTCTAGGAAGTGGTAGTAATACATCTCTACCCTCTGGAACAAAGCTTCGTCCATCTGGTAGTGTAACCATTTCCTTATAGGTGCTGTTTCTTTGGTCATTGACCACTGCAAGTCCACCTGGGTGGTAATTCGTACCATTAGCGTGCTTACTTGCAAAAACGTTAGTGAAGAAATTACCCGTTACGCTGTCAATCCAGCTCCTGATTCCTGAAAGAACTCCAGAAGCATTATCTTGTGCGTTGATAGTAACTGTCTTGTCTTGAATACTGTTTACACCAGATTGAACTTGACTTACTGTTCCTTGTGTGCTATTTTGAGCAAAAATATTGACTGGTGTATATTGTTTAATTGAATTGATTGCTCCACTTGTTTCTGAACGTACACCTGAAGTTTGGTCAGCTGCAAACAAGTTGATAGGAGCTTCTTGTTTCGGAGAATTCACACTTACGATTGCACTTCCAACTGCAACCCCCGTATTATCTACTGCATCCAATGACTTAGTTTCAGCTGTAGCAAGATTCCAAGCTGCCATTTTATCGATTGATAATTGAGTAAAATACAAAGCATCATTTGGATTTACTAACAAATCTTTTGTAAATGGAGTTATTGCGTTCCAATTCTTCAAAGATTCTGTAGATCGAGATACCGCATTCCTGAAGCTTTTATCTGTGGCAAGCAACTCTTTTTGTTTTGGAGTTAATGCTTCATAGTTTGTGAGAGCTTTTGTTGCTTCGTCTGCCTTGCTCATAATGTCAGTATTCTTTAAAAGAAGTTCCTTGACCTCTGCTGGCATATCGTTCCAAATCTTGAGGTTTTTCTCACTATCAAATATTGCTTGTAAACCTGCTTGATTCTTAACGATGACTTGTTTTTCTTCCAGGCTCATGTCTTTCCATTTGCCTGACTCTACAAGTGCTTCAGCGATAGTTACACGAGCGTTTGAATTGATATCAGCAGTTTTAGCAATGAACTGTAATTGTTCCCAGCCTTCTGCAGATTTAGAAGCTTCACCGATGACTTCCTTAACATTTGACTTGACTTGAAAATTACCATTCTTGTCAATATTACCAACTAACAACGACCAAGCATCATTAGCTTCTTTGACTTCCTTGCTCATTTCACTTGTATAGTTTGCAAGGATGCTATGAGAATTACCTACTTTTTGAGATGCTTCTGATGCCTTACGTCCGATTTCTTCATAAGATAAACCGTACTCTTCTAAGGCTTTCTTAGCTTCTTCCCAATAGTTCCAACTTTGACCAGTTCTGGACTTAACTTTTTCATCCAGGTTCTTCATAACTTGATAATACTTGCTTCCTAAAGCTTCCATAGTTTGAGTATGGTTTGCTTCAAGTTCTTGCATTTTCTTGTTATAAGTTTCTTGGTCAATAGCTTTTCCGTCTAATAACTCTTTTAACTCATCTTTGGATGTTTCGTAGAGTTTTTTCTCTTCATCCAAGGCTTGTTTTAAAACATCTTTAGTATGTTTTAATTGAGTTTCGTTTAGACTTCCAATTTCTCCATTCAATGCTTGTAGTGCTGCTTTTTGTTGATCAGCAGATAAGCTCATCATTGAAAGTTTAGCCTTAATCATCTCGTTTTGGTTATTTAAGATGATTTCTTTTTCTTCTTGAGAAAACTTGCTGGCATCACCATTATGTCGTTGGTAAATTTCATTGATTTGGTTCATCATCGTTTCTGTATTTGAAACAATTTGACCATTTCTTTCTTTAGCTTGGGCTATCTGTTCTGCACTCAGACCCCATTTAGAGCCCAATTCTTCCATTCTTTGGTTGCTTTGGTCTGCTGCTGCTTGAATGTCTTCATAGAGCTTTTTAAAAGCTCCTGAAACTTTCTCTACATCTCCAGCGTGAGTTCCAAAGTTTGCGACTGCTGTACTTGTTTCATCAACTGTCTTCTGGAAGTTTCTCAACTCGCCTCTTGCAGTGTCATTTAACTGCGAGCCGAACTCTTCAGTCTTGATTCTTGCTTTATCTTTCTCATTCCCAAGGTAGGCAAGGCCTGCAGTTGCTAAGGCAATAGTACCGATTGTCAACCCTAAAGGATTTGTAAGCAAACTCATAGATGTTCCTAGCAATCCTACAGATGATGAAGCGGATGCCGTAGCAGTTCCAAGCGATGCTGCGCCTGAACTTGCAAGTTGGAATGCAGATGTTAGATTTCCAGTTGTTTTAAAAGCTTGGAAAGTCTTAGCCATTAAGGATAAACCACCAACCGCTTTACCTGTTCCTTTTGTCAACCAACCTAAAGCTTGAGTTAAGTTTCCAATAATACCAATACCTTTACCAAATATTGATAGCGCTGGTCCAGCTCCTGCTGCTAAAGCACCCCATTTTAGGATGTTTCTTTGTTGTTCCTCAGACATCGAGCTAAACTGTTTTGCCATTTTAGCCAATGTCTCAATCCAAGGTTTGCCTGCTTTCAAACCGTCTCGTAGCGCCTTTAATAGAGGCCCACCAAACTCAATAGCCAGGTCGGTAATTTGGTTTTTAAACATCTTTAATTGAGACTCAGTAGTCTCATAACGTTTATTCGCTTCATTGGTTAAGGCAGTATTTTCTTTCCACGCTTGGTTAGAACGTGCGACTGCTGCACCCATCTTGTCTGATGACAAAGCTAAGGATTTAAGCATATTTCCTTGCCTAATACCTGTCATGCCTAACTTCATCAAGATAGCATCCATATTTGCGCCTTTTTCGTGCGCTGTGTTAAGGCCTTTGATAAATGATTGTAAAGCTTCAGCAGGCTTTTCTTTCCAGGCTTGTTGGAACTCTTCTGATGTTGTTCCTGCTACTTTAGCAATCAATGCAAGGTCATCTGCTGAATCCTTTGTAGTCAATGAAACTGCATTACCAATAGCTGTAAGAGTTTGAGTCATGGCAGTACCACCTGCTTCTGCTTCAATACCCACACTACTCATAGCAGTTGCAAGACCTAAGATTTCTGGAGCAGTTAGTCCAGCTAGTTTCCCACCTGCTGCTAAACGATTAGACATCTCTACAATGTCTTTTTCAGTTGTAGCAAAGTTATTACCAAGGTCAACCACGGATGCACCGAATCGAGAATAATCGTCCGATGTTAAACCTAGAATGTTTGCAATCTTGGCAATGGCTGTCGCAGCATCTTCAGCACTCAAGTTGGTTGATTCTCCCATGTCAATCATGGTACGTGAGAATTTAAGGATATCGTCCGCCTTAATACCAAGCTGACCTGCTACTTCTGCTACGTTTGCGATTTGAACTGCGCTTGCTGGCAATTCTTTAGCCATTTGACGAATACCGTCTGACAAGTTTTTATAAGATACTGTGGCAGTTTCATCTACTGTCTTTTTAACTCCAGCAAATGCAGATTCATAGTCGATTGCTGCTTTAGTAATCAAACCTACACTTGCAACTAACGGAGTAGTTAATCCAGTAGTTAACTTTCCGCCAAGCGTTGAAACATTATCTCCAAACGCTTTAATCTTATCTCCACCCTTAATCAAGCCATCTCCTAGCTTGTTTATACGAGTGGCGAAACTATTTTCTTTACCTACCGCAATCAATGCTTGTTCAACACGTCTAAGTTGTCCTTCCATTGCTGCTAACTTAGCATTTTCACGCTCAATATCTGCAGCTGCTTTATCGAACTTAGCAGTGCCTGGTTCGAGTTTATCAAAACTCTTTTTCATTTCATCCAAGACCTTTTTTTGTGATCCAATCGCTTGTCCTAAAGTCTTGTATTTTGCTTGTAGTAAGTCTGTGTTTTTTCCATTATCTTTCAGAGAACTATCTAGCGCCTTAACATTGCTTTGGAAATACTTCACTGCATTCTTAGCACCGTTAAGTGTAGGATTAAATTTTGATACGTCCAGCCCTAGCTCAATATACATTTGTCCTAGTGGCGTTCCACCTGCCATTCTAATCCTCCTTTTTTAAATTGTTTCCAGAAAGTCAGCTAGGTCCATTACTTCTTCTTTCTTAGCTGATTCTGTTTCGCCAATAACTCCCATTAAATCCTCCCAACTCGTATCCATGACATCACGAATACTCATACCGTATGGACCTTCAGTAGCTTGTTTGACGAATCCGTAGAACCTTTTTAGCGCTTCCTTTGGTTCTATTTTCTCCCCTTTGGGTCAACATCACCAATGAGATGAGAGTAAATGTCTGTGAAAACTGCAAAGATGTCAGCCATATCAGTGAATTCTAGCAACTCATCCACTTCCACATCTTCAAACAATGAAGCAATGAACTCTAACTGTTTATCTAGTTTTTCTACTTCAGACAAATCATCGTTTAAAGCTTCATTCACGATCAGGTAGTTACGATAATCTTTAGTAGTGATTTCCTTACTAGTCTTTTGAACATCTTGTCCTTTTTCATTTTTAATTAAAAATTTAACCGTAGACATATTCTTTCCTTTCTAGAAATAAGATAAAAAGAGAGCTTGCGCTCTCTTTCTACCCTGCAGCAACCATTTTAAGTTGTCCTTTGAATTTCTTGAGTTTTTCTTCATCCTTACCGATGTACTTGATGTAGTAAAGACCATTAGTGTCTGTGTCGTCACTTGCAATAGCTGAGAAGCTCAAGCTATCATCTGGAAGTTCTTCTTGTTTGTCTTTGAGGGTTTCAAATTCCTCAGCATCCATTGAGAATTGACCTTTGAAGAAACCAACTTGTGCTTGTGTACCATCTGCTGCTTTAGATTCAAGCATAACTGAGCAGTATGGAGCTACTGTGTCGGCACCAATGCCGATGATATCATCCTTGATTGCGTGACCTAGGATTTTAGCAAGTACAGTTGCAGGGATGTCAACTGCAGTCATTTCCATCTTAACGTCACCAACACCACGGTTTGATACGTGGTAAGCAACGTCACTACCATAGGTTTTTACTGGATCACTTGCAAGACCTGAAATCTTGGCAGTACGAGTCGCACCTTTACCAGTTTGACCTTCGATTACAAAAAGGTTTTGTCCAAGTGTTGGAGTAGCATTTCCATCCAACACACGAACTATCATACGTTTAAAACCAACTAATGCCATTTATAGCACCTCTTTCTTTAATTTAGTATTCTTCATATAGAGCACTCTGACCCTTGTAAGTCCGAGCGTCTACGTAGCGTTTGATTTCTGGAATCCATTCATCTAAACCACCTGTGGTTTGATAAAATCCTTGTTCTTCCATAATCTTTTCAATTTTTCTTTGGAGTTCTTTACACTCCGTATAGTCAACAGACTCTACATTGACCTGATAGAGAAATGTCTTAGCCAGACTCGTATTACTGCCATGAACTGCCTGCATCGGCGGACCAACTGGTCTGATAACGATACTTGGCTCATTATTTGGTAACGAGTCAGGACGTTTAAAAGATTTAATACTGATTCCAGCTAAAGACGCATCTTTTTTCAAAGCTTCATAGAGTTCATTAAACTTATCTTTGATCATCTAAAAACCTCCTATCTTCAAATGACTAGCCATTCTGTATTTGTAGGTTTTAGCATGAGCCTCTGAAAAGCGTCTAATTACACCAAAACCTCTTGGATGTGGATTCTTGCTATATCCAAACTCATTCAAGTGAACCAAGCGCCATCGAGAACCCTCACCGAAACCGATTTTCACAACAGGAACGCCAGCTGCAAGACCCGTCACACGCCCAACAGTAGCACTTTCAATAGTGTCTCCTTTATCTTTATAGACTTGCAAAGCACCTTTAAACTCTTCTAGAGTCTCATTTGCGACTGCCTTCAAGGCTTGACTTGTAGCACGTTTGACCTTTGTGCCACCAAGACGGGCTTCAAGGTTTCTAAGAACATCGTCAAAGCCTCTTAATTCTGCTCCACTAGACATCTTGACCACCACCGATAATAACTATCAAAAAATCCCGATTGTCAAAATCAGGACGCACATCGATAATTTGCCATTTTTCACCACTGAGACGACTGTCTCCGACTTCGACAAAATGCTCATTCTTCGGCTGATAATCAGACAAAGGATCACGAATTTTCAGAGTCATCTTAGCTTTCATAGACTTACCAGTCGCAATCTCGATATCTTTAAAGCTAGGAGAGTAAACTTGCCCCATCGTAAAGAAAGCCTCCTCGTGACTCACATCACGACCATGAAGCCCCTCCTCGACTTTAGAAGTATAGAAAGTCAAGGGGGTTCTCAGGTCTCCGTTTTTAGCCTCTGGCTTTTTATATCGATAGCTGGGACGATTAGTCTGATAGGACATCAGACATTGTTACTTCTGATTGTTTGTCTTCCCATTCAACAAAGCCAGGAAGCGCCCCATTGATTTCATCAAAGCGCTCTTTTGTCGCTTCAAATTCTTGGCCAACAGAGTGAAATACCCCTTCTTTGAGGTCATAGAAACCTTTTAAAACCTTAATCATGTTTTTCCTCCAATTTGTAATTTTCAAGAGATAGCGCCATTAAATCCCCCCGGAAGTTATCGTAAAAGAACTCCACTTGGTCATTATAGACGTATCTAGCACGCTCCAAAATTAACTCTCGAACTCGTGGTTCAGTTGGATACTGACTACCAACAAGGCTAAGGATGTTAGCTTCAGAGCTTTCCAACATCCGTGAGAGGTTTTCGTCCTCTCCACTATGAAAAATCCTCATCCGCTCCTTAAAAGATTTAAGGAGTGGATGAAGTTCTACTTCTGAAGTCATGATCTAACCCCTAAATTAAGCTTGAGGGAGTTGTAAATTCCAAACTGCAGCTGTCTTTTCATCATGAGCCTTACCGTAAGCGAATTGCTTAGCAGTATAAAGGTTCAGGTCTTCCAAAGCATAGGTTTCTGTGTAACGGCCAAGTGAAATACCACCACCGACAAAAGCATCGTAGCGACCTTTGACAAATGTAGTGACTTTACCAGCTGTCTGAGCCACAGATTCAACCAAGATAAGGTTGAATGGCATAGCTGTGATATAAACAGCTTGAGCGTTCAATGAAGTGTATTGTTTCTTCACATCCCAAGCGTCGGCTGTATTAACAACCATTACAAGGTTACCTTCTACTGCAACTGGAGTTTTTCCATCTTCTTTAACAGAGTGATGTTTGTAAACCTTTGTCAATTCTTTGACTACGGTAGCTGAGTCAGCAAAAGTCAACTTAGTAGTTTGAGCTGTTTTTTCAGCATAAGTTGTCTGATCTCCAGAAACAGTTCCAGTAAGAGTACGAGAAAGACCGATAGGTTTATTGTCCCCATCACCGTTCAAGAAAGCAGCTTCAAGGGCAGCCGCAAAGGCTTCTGTAATTTGTGCAGAAACAAATTTTTGCAACCAAGCTGGACCAAATTTTTCAGCATCTTTTGGAATTACAACGAAAGCAGTCAATTTGTGTTGAATTGCTTCTTCATCGTTGAATTCTTGTTTGAGCTGCCCTTGGATTTCTGAATTGATTTTACCCCAAACAGCTTGACCAGTTTGCTCTGATTTAAGGAATTTCAAACGGATACCAGCATTTTTAAGGCCAATATGTTGAAGGAGCGGACGTGCCATAACTATATCTTCAAAGATACGGTCGATTGTTTCTTGTGGGAATAGTTTTTCAACTCCCTTAGGTGCAGCTTTCTCGATGTTATTGAAGAACTCACGAGCTTCTGCAGTCAGCTTAGCATCGTATGGATTCAAAGTTGAAACTTCTTCACGAGCAGCATCACGAGCTTGAGCCATCATTTCATTTGTCATGGACTCGATCATGTCATTGTATAGCTTCGCTTGCTCTTCTTGAGGTGCACCATTTGCTACGGCATCCAAAAATGCCTGACGTTGTTTTTCAAATTGGTTAGATAATTGAATTGTCATTCTGTTTTTTTCCTTTCTTAAAACATAAAAAGACCGAACCCTTTAGGAACAGCCTTGTTTGTGCTATTTTCTGGACTTTCTGGAAAATTGAATCTCTTCTGTAGAAATTCGCTATTTTCGAAAGCCTCTTTTTCAATTTGTATATCTGGTAGTTTAGCTTCTAGCTTTTCAGCTACCAGTTCAGCAATTTTATCGATATCAGGAGTCATTGCTGACCTCATTTTCTCGATAAAATCACTTGGAATCATAGGAGTTTCACTCGCAACCAAAGTCGGAGCGACTTCATTTGTAAACATAATCTTGTCTACAAAGCCGTGATTCAAAGCTGATTCAGCATCAAACCAGGTAGTCTTGTTCATCAATCCAAGCAGGTCATCAAGAGCCTTGCCAGTCTTATGAACATAGGCGCTAGCAATAGATTTGTTAAACCCTTCTAGTACCCCAGCCTCATGAAGCAAGACATTATGGTCTCCGTTTACTTGCGTTGAAACATTATGGATCATGATTTGGGCAGTCGGACTGATTTCAACCGTATCTCCTGCCATTGCAATCACGCTTGCTGCGCTTGCTGCAATACCGACAATCTTCACGGTCACGTCACCAGGATACGAGCGTAGAGCAGTATAGATTTCACTACCAGCATAAACATCTCCACCACCAGAATTGATATGAACCTCAATCGGTTCACCACTATCAGGAAGGACGACATCTTTCGGAGCGGTTGCGTCCCACTCAAGCCAATCGTAAAGCCATCTGTCATTATTTGATACAATCGTACCCTTAATTTGAATTACTTTCATCTTCTTTCTCACCTCCTTTCTCTAACTGTTCACCAAGTTGGTAGTTTTTGGTGATGAGGAATTTATCGCCACCAGGGACAGATTCTAAGCCAAGTTCAGAGCGCACCTCGTTTCGAGTCATTGCTCCAGAAGAAATAAGCTTATCAATGCTTCCAGCGAGTGCAAACTTATCTCTCTGACCTTCGCCAATGATTACAAATAGATTATTGCGCTCGTATTGCCGTCTTGATACTAAAGCAAAATTAAGCCCATCACTCATTTTCTTAACAAGTGATTGGTAGCAGTAACTATTAAACATTTTTTGGCTATTTTCCAGATTGGCCATGTCGCCATGAATTAAAGCTGTTGGAATCCCTAAGACGTCAGCGACCTCATCATCAAATTGCCGACGAAGTTTCTTCAACTCATCAACAGAAATATTTGAAGTCCCTGTTGTATTCGTATGCTCAGAATATTCCATTCCATCTTGAGCTGGAACAATGGCAATTGTTTTAGTGCTAAATGATTTAAAAAGACCATCAGCATAGGATTGGAGTTTGTCACGCATCTGCTTGTCAAAACTCCCATTGTTTTTGGTTTTCAGAGTTCCTCTGATTTGGTTATTCCTAGCCAAGGCCTCGACCAAACGAGTGTGCAACTTCTCGTAATCAGCAAATAAGTCAGAAATATAATCTTGCAGTCGATTATTGTTGTACTGTAAGAAAATCACTTCACTCATCCGAAAACGCTTCTCAAATGTGAAACCTCTACAAGTTACAAACTCAAACACATCATCATAAACAGCATATTTAGTCCGTGTGTAAGAGTCAGCAACAAGCAACTGGTCATCCGTTGTAAGAAAGATTAGGACCTCATTCTTAGTGATCAACCGATAGACGACCTTTTGCCAAAAATCTGACGCAGACTCATTTTTGTTTGGCCTTACATTCAGCAAATAGTCCCAATCAGAAGGCTTAGCCTTACCGTTTTCTTGATACTTAAATGCTGACTTAGCAAAAATCCGAGCGATGAACTCAGCTGACTTATCAATCGCTAAGCTTTTGAGTTGCAGATTTCCAAACATCCGCTCAAGATCCTCGAACTCAAACCCAACCTCTGGCACTTCACGCTTAAATAAATTCAGTAACCCCAATGCACTTCCTCCTTTCTTTTAATTTCTGCCGACCACCCACCCAAAATTTATTCTTAGATTAAAAATCCCAGCTATCGAGCATATCAAGGAATTCCCCAACATTCGATTCTTGCACCAGCTCCCTCTTGTAAAGAGCAGCTATCAAGGCATGGAAACCATCCGTCTTTCTTCTGACAGGTTCTTTTTTCAAGAAACGCTTATTCCCATCCTTGTCCTCTTTGACGTAGGTATTATCTGTATACCAAATCATAGAGTTATCGCCCTCAAAGATAAAACGCTCATTTGCAAATCCATCTTCAATAATTGGCGCAACCTTGGATTGGATAGCCCCTGGATTTCTCAAAAACTCATATTCAAACCCAGCCTCTTCCAAAAGCGGTTTTAACAAATCCATTCTAAAACCATCGGCACATACAAGCTCAATCTGATAAAGATTTCTCCATTCTTCCAGCTTGGCTATCAAAAGTCTAGGATCAATACTCGGACCATCAACGATTGTAAAAAGACCTTTTTCAGCCCATTCTTCAATAGGCGCTTTTAGCTTGAAAGCTTTCAAAAATGATTTTCTCGCAAATGAATGTTGCTTCCAGATGAATTCATCTCCATTCTTAAATAGCAAACCAACGCTCGCAAAGTCTCGGATGCTCGCATAGTCAAAGCCAGCCACACATGACCGACCCTTCAAGTCGATACCAGGCGAACGTAAACAAGCAACTAGCTTTTCTCGAGAAGTCACATCTTTCTCAAGGTCCGCTTCAGGAAGGTTCATCCGTTTTGTCATAAACTCCTGACGTCCAGATGGCTCCAACTCAAGGTCATCATAGTCAGCCTTGGTTCTAGCAAGCAACCTCTTAGCGTAAGGAGTGCTTTCATCCAACATCGGATTTGCTTTCGACCAGTTTTTCATGTCGTCCACTTCATCCGCATTGTCAAGCTTGCAGATGAAAGGGAAAAGCCTGAAATCGTCAACCTCTCCATTCAAGATTTGCATAGACTTCTCTATTAGCTTGTCGTAAAATCCCTCACGCACATACCCATTCGTACCGTTGTAGAAAGTCCGAGCATGAGCGATTTTCCCAAGACCAGACCGTTGAACCTTCACGGCCTTATCATCTTCAAACTGGTGAATCTCATCAAACTCAAGACAGCCATCACGAGCAGAGTCCATAGTCTTCGGATTGTTCGTCCGAAAAGAAAAGACCGAGTTATTCGCTCGACCTGTGATAGACATTTTAGTTAGATAGAAATGGTCCTCAAGACCACGCCTTTGGATAGTCTCATAAACCTCCTCAAAGGAAACCTTACCCTGTTTCTCAGAGTTTGCAGTGATAGTCACATCATAATCTCTGATAGGGTAGATAGGACTGATAAAGAACGAGGACCTGGCAGACATAAAACCATTCTTACCACCCCCACGAGCCAAAGTATATAGATACTCGTCAAAGTGTGGCTCCCCGTCCTCTTTCCTAAAAAGAAAAATGAACGGGGTCAAGAAAAGCTGGTATTTAGCTAGAGGAAAAAAGTTCTTTTCCGTAAACCGAATGAATTTCTCAATCAGATCATTATCAAAATATAAATCATCGCGAGGATAGATTTTCTCTTTGATGATTTTAAACAGCAACTTTCTTTCTTCGTTGACGACGATTTCTCCACTCTCGGCCATTTTGATGTAGTCATCAATCAACGGATGAGAAATCATAACAGATCACTTCCAGACGTCGGTTTCTCAACAGGAGAATTTTCAACCTCGAAATCAAACGAGCGCTCAATCGCCAAAAGTTGATTGCTGGTTGTGTTAATTTCCTTGATGAGAGAATTCGCTTTTTGGAATCTCTGTTGCCCGTTGTGAACAGTGATGACCAATCCGTCTTCATGAAGTTTGGTTTTCAGTTCATAGAGTAGCCTGACGAGATAAAGATAACGATTCACTTTTTCGTACTGGATCGCATCCTTTTTTCTAGGACTAAAATAGCCGATTTTAGAAAGTAGCTGATTTTCTAATTCTTTTATATTTTTTTCTGAGTATTCTTCCATTACCCCCCACCCCTTTTAATTTTTCGTTAAAAATTTGGACAGTTGACCCCTCCCACCGGTTCCCAAAACCTTAAAAATACTGGATTTTTTTGACCGGGGGGGTGTTATCATCCCCAAAATTCGTCTGTTCTGAAATTTTTCTCAATCATTTTTTTAGATTTTCGAAATTGGAACCGACCGTGACGTTTATTGTGACATTCTTTGCATAGAGTTCTAAGATTGTCTAAGTCAAGAGCGAACTCTGGATAGAACTCTAGCTCCTTGATGTGGTCAACCTCTAGGTTCTCGGTTGTAACCTTACCTTCTTCTCTGCACCAAACACATTCGTAGTGATCACGTTCGAGTGCAAGCTTACGAAGTCCTCTCCATTCACCAGAATTATAAAACTCTGTTCGGTCTTCTCTAGTTGCAACTTCTATTTTCAAAAGACTACCCTCTTGATTTCCAAAAGAGTTTAGCAAAACCGTCAGAACCAATTGATTTCCAAAAGAGTTTAGCAAAATCGTCAGAACTAATTAAGGTTTGATTAGCTGCTTTTTGGAATCGCACAATTGATTCTTTAGTTTGAGAATCAAGAAAATATTCTTTGTTATCTCTGCTTCGTATCTTGTAAATCAATTCTCTTATTAAACCTAACATACTTTTGTAAACCTCTCTAATTTTGCTCTCTCAATTCCTTGTTTTACATATTCTAGTGAATTCGCTACATGAGTTTTAATTCAGATTTATCAAGCGTTTATCTTGCAAGTGCGAAATGAAATCATCATAACCTCAAAACAATGAATTGATAGTAAAATAAAAAAATTAAAAGCCCTGAAACTTCGTCATGGCTCGGTCTTGTGAATCTTGGTTTTTGCCTATGTATCTCAGTGAAATACTCTGACTTGAGTGGTTCAGTAGGTCCATTATCAGAGCGACATCCTTGGTTTGTTCGTACATGAATAAGCCAAAGGTCTTCCTCATCGAGTGAGTAGCTATGTTTTCTAGACCGACTTCTTCAGCAGCTTTCTTTATGATCTTGTAAGCTGTGTTAGGTTTTATATGCTGATGCTTTCCGTTTCGGCTTGGAAAGAGGAAGTCTTCATCTTTCTTATCTTTGATGTACTGTCTCATAGCATTCTTGAATTTCTTTGGCATCTTTCGTTTGGTTGGCTTATCTGTCTTTTCATCGACGATCTGGACATGCCAACCTTTAACGTGCTTTACCTTCAGTTTAACGATATCGCCAATACGAAATCCCAAATTAACACCAGAAAGGAAGAGCATGAGGTTTCGTTGTCTATCTGACTCTTTGACTGCACTATGCAACGTCAGCCATTCAATCATAAGCTGAACATCATCTCTATTCCTGATTGGTTCAACAACTACCACATATCTTCACCTCCTTTTTAATGCACAAAAATAGCAGAGATTTCCTCTCTGCTATTCTTCACGATACTAATTTACCACATTCTTTTTGTCAATTCTATATGTTTTTTTGACAACTTTACATAAAAAGCAAATTAGAAAGTGTATCGAGAATCACTTCACGTCTTCTGTAAATCTGCTTGCTGTGTCTATACAAGTACCCAGTTTCTCCGTTCTCCATGATGTGCCAAACTTGAACCCAGTCGTATCCAGTAGGTTCCCCCCAGCGAAGATAAAAGATTTTTTTGTCATCTGGTTCTAGATTCTCCAGTAATTGGGAAATAGCGTTTTGGAGATTTTCTAATCTTAAAATCATAGGATCGCTTGCATAAGCAACCGCTAGATTCTCCGACCTGTTGACGAATGTTCCACTGCCACTTGCTCCAGTATCATCAATTCCAGGAACAGTAAGATGCTTAACTTCGTACAAACGTTCTAGCTCATGCCTACGTTGGCCAATAAGTTTGTCAATCTTTAAATATTTATCATCGAGTTCAAACTCGAGATAATCCCTTCGTGCTTTTGTTAAGTTCTTTTTGACCAAACCTTACCTCCCATGTATCTTTTGGATTTAACCCATTTGATAATTTTGCCATCGTTATTGTTATTGTGATAATCTGGCAGTCTTGCTGTTGGACTTTCTTTATAGACCACTTTTTCGACTACCTGGATTGCAGGCATCGTTTCATCATCTATCCACCCAACTAACCATGCAGGGTTTACATCATAGGTTTTAGCAATCATTTCAATTTGCTTAATAGATGGATATCCACCTCGCTCATACAAGTGAATTGTATTTTGTGAAACACCTGTCTCTTTTGCCATCTGTACTACAGAGAGACACAGGTCCTCTCTAAGTTCTTTCAATCTTAGCTGCATCTTTCAAATCTCCTTGCGTATTTCAAATAATCTTGCCATCAAAGACTAAAGTAATCGTACCTGTCCCATCTTGATGTTTAGATACTAACGCTTGACAATCTGAACCGAGCTCGATTCCTTCAATCGTGATGCTTCGTTTCATGTTGTTAACGTTGACGATTGCGCCATTCGATGTTTTAATTCTCATTCTCCACCTCTAGAAGTTCTTGATTTTCGTAGATGTTCCCAATGACTTTGTAATAATGCGGTAGGAATCTCTTTGCGATGTCAATCCGATAGGTGCGACTTAGACCATCGCCGTACCAACGACCTTTGTCTTTGTCATATTTGACAATAAAGGTATATTCTGTTTGTATCTGATGATGTAAGATATCACCTTCAAAAACTTCTGTACCTTCCTTATCAACTAATCCTGTTGATTGCATGAGTTCGATTTCGTCAGGATAAGCTGTAATACAATCATTCATGACTGCGTCATTTAGTTCAAGTTCTTCAATGCGACTGTTTTGGAACCACATGTTTTTTATCGACATCATTCTACCAAGTTCATTATGCCACGCTCTAAATCTTGGAGTCATCTGGTAAATCCTCCTCTTTCACGAACGAACCATCAATCCAGCGACCTTTACGGGCTTTGATTTCTTGATAAGCTAATTCAAAACATTCATCAAAATCATAACCAAGATTTTTCAGATAACCAATGCAGCGGACTAGATTGTGTCTGCATAGCTCTTTACTTGCAAATCCTTGTGAGAGTTGAAACTCACTAATATTTGCATTGATTGAGATGAAGCTTTCCATCACATCTTTTTTACGTATGTTATCAGACTCTTCAAAAATCTGATTGACATCTTCTTTAATGAGTAATGCCAATCCTACAATAACGACTGCACAATCTCCGATGCTATCTTTGGTCACTTTCTCATTCTTCTTGAGATACCCAGCACATAACTCACCGAACTCTTCACTAAGCTTGAGTGACTGTTTATCTAATCGTCCACCATTTTCTAAGTCACGATCAATAAACCATTGCTTTACATTCTCTAGTGTGTTCATGTTTTTACCCTACATTTCTTCCAAATCAAAATATTCTGTCAGCTCACTCTTCAATTCATCTAGAGTTGAGCATCGTTCAATTAAATCAAGCACATCGTCTTTTGTATCTTCTTTGTTCAAGGTGTTTTCTGCGACTGCATCTGCTACCCATTTTGGATGAGTACCAGCGTAATAGTATTGATCTTGAGGTAATAGCTCAAGTAATGCTTCGTATCGTTCTTCTAGTGAAATCCAGGCACCAAGCGTATCAATAAATGCAGTATCTGATTTTCTGCTTTCAAAGATTTCTGGGTAATTTTGTTTTGCAATTTCTGCATAGATGGCAGACCATTCTTCGTCTGAAAAATGTGATTTTTCAACTAGTGCACCGTATTCGATTTCTTTTCCATTGATTTTAGTTTTGTAGTTCATAATTTTATCTCTTTTCCAATTTCTGTATTGTTGTACTTCTGCTCACTAACCACGAAAACATTCCCGTCAACTGTGATTGTGAATAGACTTCCGATTTTTCGTTTTTCTTCAACCTTTCCAGTGATAGCGTATTTACTATCAGCATGATAGACTAGTAAGGGTTTTTGTTGCTCGTCTATAATCGATCGTTGCATAAATAATAAGCAAGTAGTAAGTAAGGCATAGCCAATTAAGAAGCGTTTCATTCTGGAACCTCCAAAAGCTCCTGATTTTCGTAGACATTGCCGATGATTTCTCTTGAATTAGCCACATTACATAATCGTTCAAAATTGTTGTATCTAATCAAGCTATTCACAAACATTCCTAAATCTTCTCTATATTCGATAAATCCGTTTAACAAACCATCTTTTGTACCTAAAATATCTTTCTCGTATATCTCCCGTAAATTTTTATCAAACATCCCTGTGAAACGTCCTACTGATTCTATACTTACAGGACACCAAGAACCTATAGTAATGTATTGTTCATTAGCTTCTACCACTTTGTTGATAATAAATGCTCTTCCTCTATCTTCAATCAAATGTCCGTATTGCCATTCTCCTTT